ACCCCTTAAATAAATCATGCAGCGATTGTTTAAGACAGGCTGCAAAACTTATTGAATATGAGTATAAAAAAAACAGCAAATAAATACTTATGACCTTACAAATCCAAGAGATTACATTACCCCTTGATACTATACAAAGTAATGTTAATAATCCAAGAAAAATTACTGATGAAAGACTGGCATCATTAGTTAAGTCAATACAAGACTTACCTGCGATGCTGGACCTGCGACCATTAATCATCAATGAAGACAATATCATTCTTGCAGGTAATATGCGATATAAAGCATTACAATCATTAGGATACACTGAAGTGAAGGTCACCAAAGTAATAGGACTTACTAAAGACCAAGAAAATGACTTACTATTGAAAGACAATATGAGTTATGGCGACTGGAACTGGCAAGCATTACTTACTGATGATTATGACCTTGAGACCCTTTATGACTGGGGACTTGAAATACCTGAATGGGTAGAGAACCCTGATATACTTGAAATGGACGACAAATACATGGATAGATTATTTGCCCCTGATTCAACTAATCTAAAAAATATCAACTTACACTTCAATGAAAGTGATTACACCAAGGTCATGGACGGATTAAATAAACTGAATAATAATACCAGTGTTGCTGTAATGCAATTACTTAATGAAGATGGAGTTAGTTGATATTAACATAGTAAAACCAAATATGCAAAACCCCCGCAGGATAAGCGAGGAAAAACTTGATTACCTAAAAAAGTCCATAAATGACTTCGGTGAAATGATGCAACTACGACCGATTATTGTTGATGAAGACTACACCATATTGGGTGGTAATATGCGATACAGGGCTGCAAGGGCTAATGGTCTTAAACAGGTATGGATTAAAAAAATTGATGACCTTACTGAAAGTGAAAAGAAGGAATTAATCATCAAGGACAATATCAATGTAGGTATATGGGATAGTGAAAAATTAACTAATCATTGGGAGAAGGAAAAACTTGATGAAATCGGTTTATACTTTATACCGGAACCCCTTGATGATGATTACCTAGACCAGTTTTATGTTGATAAAGAAGAAGGTGATAAGTCAAGAGGTAATGAATTAACCCCCTTCACCATTATCTTACAATATCCAAAAGAGGAGGTTGATGATGTAAAGGATAAATTACTTCAACATGGTGAGACAATGGAAGAAGGACTAAAAACCTTATTGGGTATATGAGACTACATTTTGCAATGGCAAACCTTCACCAGGTAGGATACTTCAACCTGAATGAAATATATGGACTATTCAGTTATCACTACACTAAAAATGCTCCAAAGTTTATTGCTTACCATAGTCAATTCAAGGACTTCATTTTAGACTCTGGCATCTTTACTTACCTGAATGGTAAAGACACCAAAAATGTTGATTGGGAAAAATACATATATGATTATGGCAACTTCGTAAAACTACATAACATCAAAAATTATGTTGAAGTTGATATAGACCAAATTGTAGGTCTTAAGGAGGTTGAAAGGTTGCGTGCAAAACTTGAAAAACAGGTGGGGTGGCAATCAATGCCAGTATGGCATATCAACAGGGGATACGAAAACTGGCTCCAGACTTGCACAGACTACAACTACGTCTGTTTCGGAGCCTTCATTACCGACAACCTTAAAGAAGACAAATACCCCTTTATACGCAAGTTTATTTATGATGCTGATAAACTTGATTGTAGGGTGCATGGATTGGGAATGACTACTTACAAATGGCTTAAGCAATTACCCTTTTATTCTGTTGATAGTTCAACATGGATTGCGGGTGCTAGATTCGGCTATATTCAATACTTCAAGGATGGTGAAATATTAAACAGAAATAAACAGGAATATCAAAAAACCAAAGAAGGAGACGACTTTATACGTCATAACGCAAAGGAGTGGGTGAAATACGCTCACTACGTAGAAAATTATTTATAATGGAAGACACAAAAAAAATACCAGTTTACGGGTCAATGACTAGACCTGATGGGCCTGATGAAGGAATCAAAGAAGTCATGGAAGGACGCCTTGAATGGAAAGGGCAACAAATAAACATTACATTCTTTACAGAAGAATTCACTTCAGTATGCCCTTCAACAGGTCAGCCTGACTTCAATTCAATCACCTTATCTTATACACCTAACAAATACTACGCTGAATCAAAGTGTATTAAGTTTTACTTATGGTCGTTTAGAGATTATGGTATTCACTGCGAATATCTTGCTGATAGGTTGGCTGATGACTTGATGACCGCACTTGAAGCAAAAAGGGTTAAGGTAATCGTTGAGCAAAAACCAAGAGGAGGTATTGCATTAGTTTCAACAGCAGAGAGATATGAGTAAAGCAATTGTATTATTAAGTGGTGGTCAGGATTCAACTACATCACTTTACTGGGCACTTGAAAGATTCAATGAAGTCATCGCTGTAGGATTCGACTACGGACAAATGCATAAACAGGAATTACAACAAGCAAAAAAAATTGCAAAGGATGCAGGTGTTGAATATAAAATACTTGATATTAAAGGACTATTAGCGAAATCATCATTAACGGAAAGCACCGACCATAATCAATCATCTTACCTTGATGATACTTTACCCGCATCATTCACCGCAGGTAGAAACTTACTATTTCTTACCATCGCAGCATCATTGGGTGCTGAAAGAGGTATTACTAATTTAGTGACAGGTGTATGCCAGACTGATTATTCTGGTTACCCTGATTGTAGGAGAGACACCATTGATGCACTTGAGCAAACCTTCAATTTAGGATTGTGTGCAAAACCTTACATCATATACACCCCCTTGATGTATCTTACTAAAGCGGAGACCTTTAAGATGGCAAATGACTTGGGTGTATTAGATGTAATCATCAACGACACCCTTACTGACTACAATGGTAATATGACTAAAAATGACTGGGGTTATGGGACACTAGACAATCCAGCAGCGCAACTGCGTGCGAAGGGATATTATGAAGCGAAGGAAAAAGGTTGGCTATGATTAAGGTAAGAAAAAAATACCATTTTTATGCAGCGCACCGCAATCCAAATGCAGGTGAAAAATGCGGTAGGATTCACGGACATGTTTATCGTGTTAATTGCGAGTTTTCATTCACAGAAATGACTAATTGACTTACCATGCTTTTTAGCGATATTGATGCAATCGTTGAGCCCATTATTAAGTCTTACGACCACTACTTTTTAGTCCATGATGAAGACGCATTATGCGGGATGCTTGAATTAGCAAACGAACCCTTCATTAAATTACCGATGGAGACATCTGCAGAAAATATGGCAATATGGCTATACAGCCAAATCAAAAGAGGAGGATTACCGATTACTAAAATTGAATTACAGGAGACTGAATCATCAACAATAATTTATGAAGGAAATGACTGATATAATGAAATTACCCTTGAGTGAATGCTTTTATTCACTTCAAGGTGAAGGTATTACCACTGGTTACCCTTCAGTCTTTTTAAGACTGGCTGGGTGTAATCTAATCTGCGGTGGTCAGGGCACGCAATTCGATGGTGAATTACATAATGGGGCTACATGGAGATGCGATACTATTGAAGTATGGATGAAGGCTACACTTACACCCTTCGATGAGGTATTGAATGACGAGTGTACAAAGGCATTACGCAACGGAGCCCATCTAATCGTCACGGGTGGTGAGCCCCTAATGCAAGATGGTAAGGTTAAGCATTTCATCAAGTATGTAAGAGAAAACTTCAACCCTGATTGTTATGTTGAAATTGAGACTAATGGGACTATATCACCGACAAGTGAATTAATCCAAGAGGTTAATCAATGGAATTGCTCACCTAAATTAAGCAATTCAGGTAATGATTACCAAGTCCGTTATAGGAAGGAGACCCTGAAATTACTTAATACCCTTAATACACAATTCAAGTTCGTAATCACTACTAATGATGACTATAATGAAGTTGTTGAATATTACAGGGACATCATCGACCATGATAAAATATGGCTGATGCCGTCAGGAGAAAATCAGGACTTACTTAATGAGTCTAAGCAGGTGGTCGCTGAATTGGCTAAAAAACATTACCATAAACTTACTAACAGATTACATATTGAAATATGGAACAAAAAAACAGGAGTCTAACATGGCAGTGGGTCATTGATGAAGTGAATAAACGCTTCGACCCTTCACTAAAATACTACGGAATACCAAGAGGAGGTCAGTATATCGCTGCACTATTAAACCCTGTTGATACACCTGAAGAAGCGGACATCTTAATTGATGATATTATTGATTCAGGTAAAACCATGAAGGACTGGCAAACCAAATACCCTGATAAACCATTCGTCGCACTTATTGATGATACTAACAGAGAACCAGGTGAATGGATTGAGTTTCCGTGGGAGCAAAAAGGTGAAATTGATATTGAAGACCATGTCCGTAGGATACTTCAATATTTCGATGACCCTAACAGAGAAGGACTAAAGGATACACCTAAAAGGTATATTAAGTTTCTTAAAGAGTTTCTTAATACCCCTGACTTCAACTTTACCGTATTCGACGCTGAAGGGACTGATGAAATGATAGTGCAAACTAATATACCTTTTTATTCACTATGCGAGCATCACCTTGCACCCTTTTTCGGTTATGCCCATGTCGCATATATTCCTAATGATAAAATTGTAGGTTTATCTAAATTATCCCGCACCGTAGATTTATATGCCCATAACTTCCAGAACCAAGAAAGGATTACTACGCAAATTGCTGAAAGACTACAGACTGAATTAAATGCAAAAGGTGTAGCGGTCGTCCTTACCGCTCAGCATTTATGCATGAGTATGAGAGGGGTTAGGAAGCATGATACATGGACTACTACATCAAAAATGTTAGGTGAGTTTCACGACGACTTAAATACCCGACAGGAGTTTCTTAATTTCATTAAAAAATGACCTTGACTAAAGACCAAAAGGAGTTTATCAAAGTATTGAATAATGCCTTGGGTATTGTATCACTGGCATTGCAAGAGACGGGCTATAAGCGAGTTGATTATGAGGAGTGGATGGAGAACCCCTTATTCGAAGAAGAAGTCCTTAAAATCAATGATACATCGTTAGACTACGTAGAGAATCAATTGATTAAGGAAATAAAAAAAGGTAATATGTCTGCAATTCAATTTTACCTAAAAACTAAAGGAAAAGACAGAGGATATACATAATGGAAAAAAAACGCAAACCAGGAAGACCTAAAGGGTCATTGAATAAAAAGATGAGTGCTAGTGAAGTAGAAAACTTCATTAAGTTATCAATCAAAAAAATCATGGGAGACCATTTGTCGTGGAAGGAATATGTAGCGTGGTGCTACAAAAATGACTTATCAACTGCAAGGGCTAATGAGTATTGGAAGAGGTCATGGGAGACCATAAGGGAGAAGTATGACCTTGATAAAGAAAAACAAATTAGCAAGCATTTATTAAAATATTGGCAAGTATATGATGATGCTATATTCAAGGGAGACCTTACAAATGCTAGACAATCACTTGACGCCATTGCAAAACTTATGGGATTAAACGAACCTGAAAAGATGGACTTAAATACTTCAGGTGAAATCAACTTTAAGTTCGGTGATGAGTAATGGTAGTAAAAGGATTCACCCCGCATCTAGACCAGCGAAGAGTCATCAATGAAATTGATGCAAACCCTGATGCAAAGTTTATTACATTAGTGACAGGTCGTCAGTGGGGCAAGACTTTACTAGGAATCAATTTATTACTGAAATGGGCACTTAGCGACCGCAACCAGACACTATTATGGGTCAGCCCGATTTATAAGCAATCTAAAAAAGTCCTTGATGATATTACATCAGTCATCGGTGGGAGTGAAGTGGTAAAAAACATCAATAAAAGCGAGATGGAAATACACTTCATCAATGGCTCTAAAATACTATTTAGGTCAGGTGAAAGAGAAGACAATTTAAGAGGTAATACACTTGATTACCTTATTGTTGATGAAGCCGCATTTATCAAAGATGAAGTATGGGACAGAGTGTTGAAGCAAACCGTAATGGTGAAAGGAAAAAGGGTATTATTTATTTCAACCCCTAAAGGTAAAAACTTTTTATATTCACTTGCATTAAGAGGTGAAGACCCCGACCAAAAAAAATACCTTGCACTTAAGGGGACTTCATATGATACACCTTACATCAGTAAAGAGGAATTACTTGAAGCGAAAGACACCTTACCTGAAGACATATACAATCAAGAGATACTTGCGCAGTTTGTTGATTCAGGTGGTGAAGTATTCAAGGACATTGATATGTATTGCATTTCACCCGCATGGCATCAACCTTCGACCAAGAAGTTTTATGCGGGACTTGACCTTGGACGAAGTAATGACTACACCGTCCTTACTATACTTGATGAAGATGGGAATATCGCCTACATATACAGGGACAGACATAAACCATGGAACCAAATTGTTGAAGAGGTAATCAAGCATATCAAGAGGTATAATGCCACCTTATTCGTTGAGGTGAATAGTATAGGTGATGTAATATTCGAACAAATCAAAAAGGTGTATAATAATACGCACCCCTTCGTCACTACTTCAATCAGTAAGCAAAACATCATTGAGGACTTGATATACGGACTTAATAATAAAAACCTTACATTACCTTCACCGACCTTATTTAACCCCTTATATCAAGAGTTAAAGACCTTTACCTTTGAGTATTCACCAAAGACAAGGTCCATAAAATACGGAGCGCAACAAGGACACCATGATGATACTATTATGTCCTTAGCCATCGCATATAATTGCCTGAAGCAAAAGAAAACTACAGGGACTTATTATGTTTATTAAAAATAAAATAAATTAAAAAATATATTTAGGATTATGGACGCAATACATGAAATAAAATATGACGGAAAAACTTACAATGTTTATGAGCCTACACTTGACGTATGGCAACAATTAATACTACATCAACAATTCGACGATGACTTCGAGTTAGCCGTTCATCTTTTATCATGGGTCACTGGACTTACTACTGAAGATATTGCTGAAGCAGACGCAAGGTCCATAATCAATGCCGCTGACGGACTGGTTGAATATTATGTTAATCAAAGTGAAAAGTTCCATGAGACCTTCAACTTCGCAGGTAAAAATTATAAGTTTATTGACTTACCTAATCTTACCTTCGGTGAGTATGTTGATATTGACGACATCTTACAAAAAGGTGATAGTGAAAGGACTAAAAACCTGAATCTATTAATGGCATTACTTTATAGGGAGATTGATGAAAAAGGTAATTACTTACCATATGATATTAACCGCATAAAAAAGACCGCTGAGGACTTCAAGCAATTGCCTATAAAATACCTAAAAGGAGCGTCGGTTTTTTTTTATCTTATCGAGACTACATTATTAGAAAATACCCGCTTTTATATCCACCAGAAAATATGGTGGCAACTTCGCAAGAGGATGATA